GATTATGTTAAGATCAAAGACCTTAATACTCTAAACAATACAGTAAATGTCAATAACTTTAAGAATGTTGTTCTAACTGGTGCCACAACTGGTATTCAGGCAATTGTTATTGATGTTCTAGATGGTGTTCAAACATCAACTAACACCAAGACTCTTTATGTTCGTTACACTAGAGCATCAACCAACTCAGCACTTAAAGTATTTCAGCCAAACGAAGTTCTTAATTCAAGTGTAGGAACTGCCGTTGCTCTTGCTTCTAGTCCAACTGGCTTCGGTTCAAGATTTCAGATTGAAGAAGGTGTTATATTCGCTAAGAACCATTTCATCAAGTTTCCAAAGCAGTCTATCATTATTGAAAGATACAATAGAAACCCATCAAAGATTGTAGGTATGCTTCTATCAGAGGAGATTGTAAGTTCTGAGGAAGATACTTCACTACTCGATCCTGCTCTTGAATCATCAAACTATGCCGCACCTGGTGCTGATAGATTTTCTATCTCACCAACTCTATACACATATAATCTAACAGATCAGATTGATCAGCAGGACTTTATTTCTCTTGTTAGAATTGAAAATGGTATCGTAACGGAAAGAAACGATAGACCAGAATACAATATTATTGCCGATGAAATGGCAAAGAGAACCTTTGATGAATCGGGCAACTATCTTGTAGGTGGTATGGCCGTTCAGATTAGAGAGCATGACAATACAGGCAGTAATTTCGGTCGTTACGATAACGGTAATAACCAGCTTCTAGCCGTTTCTGTATCAGCCGGTACTGCATATGTCAAAGGTTATGAAATCAATTATGAAACTACACAGGAACTTGTAACAAGAAAAGGTCTTGATGTAGCCAGCGATACTCATATCATTACCACAACCATGGGTTCATATGTTGTGGTTAATGAAGTTATCGGTATGTGGGAGCAGAACAAGGGTGCTGTTATTTACCTTTATGATACCGCACAGAACTCAATCACTGATAAGAAATTAGCAACTAGTGCCGCTGCCGGAACTCTAGTTGGTTATGCTAAAGTTCTATCACTAGAATATGTTGATGGCAGAGAGGGCTACGATGCTCAGTATAATCTTTATCTAACAGATGTGCAATATGTTTCTGGTTATGGTCCAGGTAATGTTCAATCGTTCTATATGCCTGCCACTGGCGCTAAGGCAGACATTGTAGGCAGTTCATTTGTTCTACAAGCACAGGATTCATATCTTCTTTACGATACTGGTTCACTATCAACCAAGAGCGTTAGAGATAAGGATGATCCAACTACATCTGCAACATCATTCTCATTCTTAAAGACTGAGGGTATCGATAACACTGTTGCTATTGATACAACTGGTCTACTGTCAATTACTATACCATCAGGTATTGAAACTCTACCTTATGGTACGACAACTCTTGCAAGTGCTGATAAGAGAGAAATCAAACTCGTATTGAAAGCCAATACAAACCTCAGCCTTCCAGGAACTGTAACCGGAACTGTGGGTGCAACCAGACTTCTTGGTGATCTAAGCACAAACTTCCTAACATTGAATGTTGGTGACAAGGTTAGATTCTCTGGCAACAGTTTGACTTATACTGTTACAACTGCATCTGCAAATAACAGAGATTTGATCGTCAGCCCAGGTATTCCTGCACTAGCAGGCAATACAGTAACCAAGGTTTATCTAGTTGGTGATATCATCGATCTAACAACTAAGGGTGCTAATACTGGCACTGTTAGATCAGTTACCACAACTCCATCATCATTGACAATCGATCTTAAAGAAACATTCTCATCAACTGTAGCCGCTGCTGTTACATTCCCAGTAGCAAGAGTTACCGCTCGTGAAATGTCAAAGGTTCTTAGAACCAATAGATATGTTAAGATCAATGCATCAACTCTACCTAATCTAACTGGTCCTATCAATCTAGGTTTCAGTGATATCTATAGAATTAAATCTATCAGAAAAGGCTCAGGTTCTTACCCAACATCTAATACTGGCGGAACAGATGTCACATCTTCGTTCATTTTCAACAATGGACAGACAGATAACATGTATGATCACGGTTATATTAGACCAAGATCAGCTATGGAAGCAACCGATAGACTTCTTATTGAGTTGGATTACTTTGATCATACCGCTACCGGTACTGGCGGTTACTTCTCTGTCGATTCTTATCCTATTCAGGACAATGATGCTCTATTCAATGCAGAGACAAATATTAGAACTGAGAATGTTCCAAGATACAGAACTGCAACCGGTAAGTTGATTGATCTAAGAAATGTTCTAGACTTTAGACCTGTCAAGAATAACATTGCTACTGCGGCGGTTCTACCATCAGCAGCAACAGAAAATCCAGGTATTGCATATATATCAACATATCCTAAGGCTGCTTGGGCAACATTTAAGTTTGTCAGTCAGGGCATCAAGATTCCTATGCCATCGAACCCTCTGACATTTGATGTTCAGAACTATCTTGGTCGTATCGATCTTGTTACACTAGACAAGACTGGATCACTATCAGTTGTTGGTGGTGTTCCATCACTAACACCAATTACACCAAAGTTTGATCCAGATAAGTTGACTCTATCTGTATTGAAGATTCCTCCTTATCCATCACTATCACCAGCTTACGGTAATAGACTGGGCAGATCAGACTTATCATGTGCCTCCAAGGCATCTGCGATCAATAGATTTACGATGCGTGATATTGGTATTCTTCAAGATAGAATTGAGAATCTAGAATATTACACCACATTGAATGCTCTTGAAAAGGCAGCAACGACCGTAACAGTCCGTGACGAAGCCGGACTTGATAGATTTAAAAACGGTATCTTTGTTGACTCACTCAAAGACGATACACTTAGCATCAACGGTAAATCAAGCCAGTGGTGTCTAGATCCAGTTGAACAGAGCTATAGACCAATCTATACCTCAGAATCATTCATGTTCGATTTGATTAGATCATCGGGCGTTGTTGCTAGAGATAGAATGGTTATTCTAAACTACTCTGAAATGCAATTTTTAAATCAGAATGTCGCAACATCTGAAAGAAATCTCGAAAGAGCCTCATATCTATTCTTGGGACAGTTGAAACTAACTCCCGATAGAGATATCTGGACCGATACAACATTCCTAGCCGACGAAGTTCTAACAACTCCAGAGTTTGTTACACAGCAAAATCTCGGTGGTACTTACACTAAGATTTCCACGACATGGAATGATTGGTATGTAACTAACAGAACTTATACCGTTCGTAACCCTGCTGGTGGTGGTATTGTCTATCAAGGCACCGACTACTCTACAGCTAGAAGAACTGCTGATCAGTATAACACAAATTCATCTGTTAATATTGCTATTGACATTGATTGGAATAGAACAGGAACCGAATACGGAAGAAACAACCAGACTTCTTTCATTGTCCAGAACGCTACTGTTCGTGACGTTGAAATCGTTCCTTATATCAGACCTCAGGTCATTTACTGTGAAGCATCAAATCTAAAACCAAATGCAAGAATTTGGGTTTACTTTGATAACATTCCTGTATCTAATACTTGTCGCCCACTAACAGCCTCACAGTATAATACAGCATTGACCACATATAGATTTGGTTCATCAGGTCCTGTTAATCCAGGTGAGGCACTAAGTCAGGCAGTTGATGCTAACGGTGTATTCATTTCATCCATTAACATTACTGACAACCTCGTAACAGCAAGTCTTCCTGCTGCTTTAGGTAATCTTCCGGCAGAAGGAACACCTATTTTTGTTGGACTAGATGGAAAGTGCTTTTTCTCTTATAGAATACAGCAGGGACAGTTTAGAACTGGTGAAAGAAAGATGATTATCGGTGATAGCCGTGTTATTATTTCTGAATCAGGCGTAAGTCTAGATGATCCATCAGAGTCTATTACTACTGGCGCATCAGCAACATTTACGGCTGCTGGACAAAAGATGATTAAACAAAGAACTGTTATTAAGATTCCAACAGTTCAAAATGTAACCAAGCCTGTCGATGAACAGAGAAGAACATTTGATTCCGAAACAGTTCCAAGAGATCCACCACCACCTCCTCCATTCCCATGGTGGCTTTTCATGGGCTCTTGCTCTGCCTATTCATTCTTGGCAAAAACACCAAACAACGAAGAAGGTATGTTCTTAACAAGCGCAACTATCTTCGTGGGAAGAAAGTCAACTTCAACCTCAAGAGGTATTTGGTTTGAAGTTAGAGAAATTGACTCTGGCGGCGGCATTACAAGAAATCAGGTACCTGGTTCAGAAAAGCATTTTGAAAATATTGAGATCCCGATTTCTACAAACGGAATCGATAATGGCTTGACAATAACTTTTAATCATCCTCTTTTCTTGTTCAATGATACACAATATGCATTCGTTGTTCACTCTGACGCAGCCGATCCAGATACTTATATCTGGACAGCCAAACTAGGCGAGGTTGATGTTAATACAGGTGCTAGAAGAACAAGCCGTCCATACACAGGAACATATTACACAACAAACAATAATATGAACTGGGATATGGAACCTGATGTTGATATGACCATTAGATTAAGACGAGCGGAGTTCGTTAGAAACTCACTTGGTACCGCAACACTAGGTAACAAGCCAATTGATAAGCTTAGACTTGTTTCGATGAGTAAAGAATTTACACCGGCTCTTGGTGATATGTTCCATATTCCTGATAGATTGGTTCTAGATAGCACAACTAACATTGTTCCTGGCGATATCATTAAGAAGTTGTCCGGTGCAACCGTTGTTGCACAAGGTACTGTTGCATCTGTTAGCGGAAAAGTTGTTACACTAACTGGCTTCACCAACTTCTCAACTGGAACAGTTAATGTATTCAATTCAGCCAATACTGCTAAGTTCACTAGAGTTCTAGAGAACATTCAGGTTGCCTTCGGTACACTAACTAGCGTTTACACTCTACCAGGTGAATCCGGAACAATTGCAGAGTTCTCAAGTGCATCTGGTGGCTTTGTTGTCGGTCAGGTAATTAGAAGCATTAGTGATTCCACATTCTATGCTACTATCAATGAATTGCTCAACTTTGACTATTCTACTGCAACTTATGACCCAGATGTTATCAAGTTTAATGGAACATCTGTTTCTTATCAGATTGAATCAACATCAAAGTCTGATTTTACAAGAAACACAAAGGCAATGACACCTGGTGAGCAGCTTAACTATTTGAACGAAAGAACAGTTCTTTCTATTTCAAATGAAAGACTTCGTGGTGTCAATAGATCAATGAATGTTCATATTTCTATGACAACCACATCAAATGTTATTTCGCCCATTATCAACATCGACGGAACAAATGCTGTCGCAACTGATAATATCATTAGTAGTGACTATACAAATGAGACAAGTCCTGACGGCGGAAATATGCTCAATAAGTATATTTCAAAAACCGTAACACTAGCTGATGATCAAGACGCAGAAGATTTGAGAATTTATCTCTCAGCATTTCGTCCAAGAGGAACTGATATTAAGGTATGGGTAAAGTTCAAGCATCGTGAAGATTCTACTTCATTTGAAGATAGACCTTGGATTGAACTAGAAAAACTTACTGGCGAATTTAACTTCTCAACAATTTCTGAAACAAGCAGAAATGATTGGAAAGAATATCAGTATAAGATTCCTGGTGCAAACATGACTGGCACAGGCGGCGCAATCGCATATACATCATCAACTGGTGCTATATTCGAAGGCTACAAGCAGTTCTCAATTAAGATTGGACTACTGCTAGATCCTGGCGTAACTGATACAGCAATCGTGCCAAGAGTTGCCGACATTAGATGTATCGCATTGCAAATGTAATTGGAGAATAATATGAGTGAAGTTGAAGTGATTGAAATTGATATTGATGAAACACTATTTGATTTCAAAGATGGCAACGGATTAGTAGCAGCCCATCGACACCCAAAAGGAAAAGGATGGGTTGCTAACACTGCCAAAGTTGATGAAGATTGTTTCATTGGCGAAGATGCAAGAGTGTATGGAAATGCTGTTGTTTCCGGTAATGCAAGAGTATATGATAAGGCGAGAGTATATGGCGATGCCACTATTACAAACAGTGCAAGAGTATCAGGTAACTCTAAAGTATATGGAAATGCAGTAGTTTGTAACAATGCAATGATTTACGGCGATGCCGAAGTTTATGAAGATGCAAAGGTGAGAAACCATTCGCAAGTATATGGTTCAGCAATTGTTTGTGGCGATGCTGATTTATCAGGTAACATTAAGATCAACTCTAACAACATTGTTACTAGACGAGCAGTTGCTATTCTAGGTTTTGATGTTGACATAGTAATTACCGACCATCATATCACTCTCGGTGAGTATGCTATACCACCTAGCCAGATAACCAACATCGAAGGTGTTGATGAAGAATGGGCGAAGCTACTTAGCAAAGTTGCAGAATTTCACGGGTGCATAGACAATGACAAATAAAGAACAGAAAACAGAAGTTCCGGGTCTCTATAAAGTCTCTGAAGGAATACTTATAAATAGAGATACCGATGCTTTAAATGCATACAAGCGAAACAAGCAAAGAATGATGGCTGTAGATACTTTACAGCAAGATATGAAGACGGTAAAAGAAGACATAAACGAAATTAAAGAATTACTAAAGGGACTCGTAAAGTAAATGGCCAACTTACCAAACGTAGCGTTCACTGACACATTTGATCAATGGCGCATCAAAACAAATCAGATTATTTACGCATACAGTGGTAATACAGCCCAAACTCGTTCTAACAGTTTATCTGTTCGAACCACGGCCTCAATCAATGTAGGCGAAATCATTTACATTGATGTTATCCCCTCTCAGAATGTTCTCGACACAGTATCATCTAATGTTGCTGGTATTCGTGTCGTAGGTAATACATTCACTCTAGCAAACGCTACCATGATTAAGGTAAACAGCGTTGCTATTAGTGCCAATGCATGGGCAAACAATCTAGCTTCTTCTGCCAATGTTTATATCGATAGAGTAGCCGATTCGGGTAACGCTTGGTCAAATACTGTCGGTAGCTCAGGAAATTCATATACAGTAGCCGTTGGTGCTGCTGGTAATGCATGGTCGAATACTGTCGGTGCATCTGCTAATGCTTGGGCCAATACAATTGGTGCAAGATCAAACACATGGGCTAATACAGTCGGTAGCTCAGGAAATTCATACACAGTAGCCGTTGGTGCTGCTGGTAATGCATGGTCTAATACAGTAGGTGTTGCAGGAAATGCTTATACAGTATTTGTTGGATCATCAGCCAATGCCTGGTCTAATACAGTGGGTGTTGCAGGCAATGTCTATACTAATTTTGTTGGAGCATCTGGTAATGCTTGGTCTAACACTGTCGGCGCATCCGCAAATGCATGGGCCAATACCATTGGCGCAAGATCAAATACTTGGGCCAATACAGTAGGCACATCAGGTAATGCTTATACTGTAGCAGTCGGAGCATCAGGAAATTCATACACAGTAGCCGTTGGTGCTGCTGGTAACTCATACACTGTCGCTGTAGGTGTCGCTGGTAATACTTATACGGTAGCAGTCGGCGCTGCTGGCAATGCTTGGTCTAACACTGTCGGTGCTTCTGCTAATGCATGGTCAAATACAGTTGGTGCATCAAGTAATGCATGGTCAAACACAGTAGGAACATCAGGTAACTCATATACTGTAGCAGTTGGCGTAGCTGGAAACAATTATACTGTAGCTGTTGGCGCTGCTGGTAATGCTTGGTCAAACACAATTGGTGCAAGATCCAATACATGGGCTAATACTGTAGGTACATCAGGTAATGCTTACACTGTAGCAGTCGGAGCATCAGGAAACGCTTGGTCTAATACAGTAGGCTCATCAGGAAATGCATACTCTGTAGCCGTTGGAGCCGCTGGTAATGCTTATACAGTAGCAGTTGGAACCGCAGGAAATTCTTATGCAGTAGCCGTTGGAGCCGCTGGAAATGCTTATACAGTAGCAGTAGGATCATCTGCTAATGCATACTCTATAGCTGTTGGCGCTGCCGGCAATGCTTATACTGTAGCAGTAGGATCATCTGCTAATGCATATGCTATTGCTGTAGGAACAGCTGGTAATAATTATGCTATTGCTGTCGGATCATCTGCTAATGCTTGGTCAAACACAATTGGTGCAAGATCAAATGCATGGGCCAACACTGTAGGTACATCAGGTAATGCTTATGCTCAGTCAGTCGGTTCATCCGGCAATACATATATGCTTGCCGTTAATGCATCAGGTAATGCTTATACTGTAGCAGTTGGAGCCGCAGGAAATGCTTATACAGTAGCCGTTGGTGCTGCTGGTAATTCTTATACAGTAGCCGTTGGTGCAGCATCTAATAGCTGGGCTAATACAGTAGGCACTGCCGGTAATAACTACTCAGTATCAATTGGTGCAGCATCTAATGGTTGGGCCAACACCGTCAATTCAGCAATTTACGCACAGATTCAGAACTTAACTCTAAATCAGAACCAAGTTTCAGAATCTATGGTTGCAGCCGCTAATGGCTGGGCTAATACAATTGGAGCAAGATCAAATACCTGGGCCAACACCGTTGGATCATCTGGTAATAGTTATATGCTTGCTGTTAACGCAGCCGGTAATTCATACACTGTAGCAGTTGGAGCAGCCGGTAATGCATATGCAATATCAGTTGGCGCATCATCAAATGCATGGGCTAACTCTATTAACTCACATGCTGGTGCAACTTTCTACACCAAGTCAGGTGGTACAATTAGTGGCGATGTTACCGTAACTGGCAACCTTGTCATCGCTGGACAGACAACATACGCCAATACACAAACACTAATGGTTGGCGATAATATCATTGTTCTAAACGCTGACTGGTTCGGTTCTGTTATTCCTACAGAAGATGCTGGTATCGAAGTTAATCGTGGTCTAACTTCAAATGCTGTCTCTGTTCTATGGAACGAAACCTTAAACAGATGGACACTTAATGACGGTACAGGCAACTATGGTATTGCAACCAATACCCATGTTGAGAGTGCTAATGCTTGGGCCGCTGGAAGCATTCAGCTTACCGCAGTTAGTGCCAATACACTAGCCGGTAGAATGGCTAACAGTGCTAATAACTGGGCTAATACCAAGATTGGTGCCGTTACAAGTAATAGCACCTCAAGAATTTGGGCTAACAATACCACCGATGCATCAAGCAATGAACTTGTATTCATTGACCTTGCTCAGTCAGGTGTTACAGCAACCACATATGGTAGTGCTACTGTTACTCCAGTATTTACAGTCGATGCTTACGGTCGTATTACATCATCAGCTAATGTTACATCGATTGTTCCAATCTCATCTGGTGTATCTGGACTAGGAACTGGTGTATCAACTGCACTAGCTACCTCTGTAGGTACTGCCGGAGCATTCGTCACCAATGGTGGTGCTCTCGGTACACCATCAAGTGGTAACCTAGGAAACTGTACCTTCCCAACTCTAAACCAGAACACAACTGGTTCCGCTGGATCATTGACAACTGCCAGAACCCTAACTGTTGGTTCAACTGGCAAGACATTCAATGGCACTGCCGATGTTTCTTGGACACTATCTGAAATTGGTGTTATTGGTGTCGCTGCGGCTGCTAATAACTGGGCCAATACTAAGATTGCTGCTGTTACAAGCAATAACACTACTAGAATTTGGGCCAATAATGTTGTTGATGCCTCAAGTAATGAACTTGTATTCGTTGATCTTGCAACATCTGGTGTTGCTGCCGGTACATACGGCGGAGCTTCAACCATACCATCATACACTGTAGATGCTTATGGAAGAATTACATCAGCATCTAATATTACAGCATCTATTCCAATCTCTACCGGTGTATCTGGACTTGGTACCGGTGTTGCTACTGCACTAGCTACCGCAGTTGGCTCAGCCGGTGCGTTTGTTACAAATGGTGGTGCGCTAGGCACACCATCTTCTGGTACATTAATAAACTGTACCTTCCCGACACTAAATCAGAACACAACTGGTTCAGCAGGCACACTAACAACAGCAAGAAATATTAACGGAACTGCATTTAATGGTTCTGCTGATATCACCACTGCCAATTGGGGTACTGCTAGAACTATTACAATTGGTGATACTGGCAAATCAGTTAATGGTTCAGGAAACTATACTTGGACACTATCTGAAATGGGTGTTGCTGCAAATGATGCCACTGTCAATGTTGGTACTACATCAATCGTATTGAATAGAGCCTCAGCAGCGCAGTCACTAACTGGTATCACCTCCATTGATGGTTCGGCTGCTAAACTAACTACAGCAAGAGCCATCAATGGTACTAATTTTGATGGTACTGCTGCTATTACTACCGCAACATGGGGTACTGCTAGAACAATCACCATTGGATCGACCGGTAAGTCTGTCGATGGATCGGCCGCTGTATCATGGACAGTAGCAGAAATTGGTGCAGCAGCCGTTGGTGCAACCACTTATGTTGGTACTACCGCTATTACACTTAATAGAGCATCCGCAGCACAGTCATTGACCGGCATCACCTCTATTGATGGTTCCGCTGCATCATTGACAACCGCTAGAAACATCAATGGTACAGCGTTCAATGGTACGGGTAATATCACCACTACCACTTGGGGTACTTCTAGAACAATCACCCTCGGCGATACTGCAAAATCTGTTGATGGTTCAGGCAACTATACTTGGACACATAGCGAAATGGGTGTGGCCGCTAACGATTCTACTGTCAATGTTGGTACTACTTCAATAGTATTAAATAGAGCATCGGCAGCGCAGTCACTAACTGGTATTACATCTATTGATGGTTCAGCCGCTACACTAACAACCGCTAGAAACATTAACGGTACTGCATTCAATGGATCGGCAGCAATTACTACTGCCACATGGGGTACTGCAAGAACCATTACAATTGGATCGACCGGTAAGTCTGTTGATGGTTCTGCCGCAGTATCTTGGTCATTGGCCGAAATTGGTGCTGCCGCTGTAGGAGCAACTACTTATGTTGGTACTACTGCCATCACACTCAATAGAGCATCAGCCGCACAATCGCTAACCGGTATCACTTCAATTGATGGATCGGCTGCTACATTAACAACAGCAAGAAATATTAACGGTACAGCCTTTAACGGTTCTGCTGCTATTACTACCGCTACATGGGGAACTGCCAGAACAATCACTATCGGTTCAACCGGAAAGAGCGTGGATGGTTCTGCTGCTGTTTCATGGTCACTAGCCGAAATTGGTGCTGCCGCTGTAGGAGCAACCACTTATGTTGGTACTACCGCCATTGCTCTTAATAGAGCCTCGGCTGCACAGTCACTAACTGGTATTACTAGTATTGACGGATCGGCTGTTACATTTACTAGCACAACTCAAAATTCACAGTTTAACTCAATCGGTGTTGGTACCGCTGGTTCTGGAACTGCTGGTCAGATTAGAGCAACAAACGATATTACAGCATTCTATTCATCCGATGCTTCATTGAAGGAGAATGTTAAGACTATCGATAATGCTCTTGCCAAGATCGAAAAGATCAATGGTGTTGAGTTTGATTGGACAGACGCCTTCATTGAAGCCCAAGGTGGTGAAGATGATTACTTTGTTCGCAAGCATGATATTGGTGTTATCGCTCAAGAGATTGAAGCAGTTCTTCCAGAAGTTGTTGCAACTAGAGAAGACGGAATCAAAGCAGTCAAGTATGATCGTATTGTTCCGCTTCTAATTGAAGCAATCAAAGAACTAAAGACCGAGCTAGATGAGCTAAAAGCTAAATAAGAGGAATAAATAGGAAAGTAAATGGCAGAATACGCAGAACTTTACATAGACAGAGGTGCGGATTTCAATGTAGTAATTGAATTAAATGATGACAATACGAATATGCCACAGAACACTTCTGGGTATGTTATAACAAGTCAGTTAAGACGCTCTTTACTGTCCGTAAACGCCTCTGCCAATCTAACTTGCTCAGTATTAGATGGATCAAATGGCGAACTATCACTGTCAATGACGGCAGCGAATACCGCTAATCTAAGACCCGGTAACTATTTCTTTGATGTTAAAGTTGTTAACCCTAGAGCGCAAAACGAAACAACGAGACTAATAGAGGGTGTGATTTTCGTAACACATGGCATAACTCGATAGGACTAAAATGTCAATCATTGTTAGAACACAACCCAAGAATAGAATTTCTATCAACATACAGCAACAGTCAAATATTAAATCTGTAGGATTGTCAGGTAAACAAAACCTTAAAGAAAATTTGAGACAATTGAATGATGTTGATGCTACCAGCTTGAATAACAACGAAACTATTGTTTATGATGAGGCGAGTGACAAATTTGTAGTTAGAGAATTGCCCATCGTAAACGGAGGAACCTTCTAATGAGCAATACAGTAATTCAGATTAAACGATCAACAGGGACGACCACCCCACCAGGTGGTTCGCTCTCTGCCGCAGAACTAGCGTATTCCTACGCTTCCGATAGACTCTTTATCGGCACAGCAAATGGTCTAAGCGTTAATGAAATCGGTGGTACCTATTGGGTAAACCACACAATAGCTGCCTTTGAACATGCAAACTCGGTGGCTAGTGCTGCCAATGCATGGCTAGGCACAGTTGCAGCCTCTGGTAATGCATGGGCTAACACAGTTGGTACCTCAGGTAATGCTTACGCCGAATTTGTTGGTGCATCTGCTAACACATATGCAACTGATACATTCTATGCCAAGACAGGCGGCACCATTTCAGGTGATGTTGTCGTTTCTGGTAACCTAACAATTTCAGGTGTTACAACTTATGCCAATACTCAGACATTGAATGTTGGCGATAACATCTTCGTTCTAAATGCCGATCTTCCAGCAGGTGCTTCACCATCTGAAAATGCTGGTATGGAAGTTAATCGTGGTAATCAGAACGATGTCGCAATTCTTTGGGACGAGTCTCAGACAGTTTGGACATTCACTAATGATGGTTCGACATATCACCAAATTGCTTCTAACACATTTGTTAACAGCGTAGCAGCCAGTGCCAATGCTTATGCACAGGCCGTTGGTGTTGCAGGTAATAATTACACTGATGCCGTTGGTGCTGCTGGTAATGCTTATACTGTAGCAGTCGGTACAGCCGGTAATGCTTACACCAATGCAGTCAACACAAAAATCTTCCAGACATTCTCTGATGCAGCAAATCTAGTATCTGGTATCATTGCATCTGCAAGAGTTTCGGGAACATACTCAGGAATCACCGGTGTTGGTACTCTAACTTCTGGTACATGGAATGCAGACACAATCACTGTTCCATACGGTGGTACCGGAAAGAATCTATTTACAACTAATGGTATCCTATTCGGAAACAATGCAGGTTCTCTACAGGTTACTTCTGCCGGTACTGAAGGACAAGTTCTACAGGCCGATGCATTTGGTGTTCCAGCGTTTGGTATGCTAGATGGGGGAACATTCTAACTAACACGGAGACTTTATTATGAGTGATGCTAACAAGTTTATGAATACTTATGTTGATATTACAGTTTCAACATTACATGATCAAATCAATACTATTCTACAGTTGAAAACGCAAGCAAAGTTGGCTAGTGACCTCATCGCCGAAAAAGATGGGGTCATTTCCACTTTGAAAGAAGAACTTACAAATGCTAGTAAAAATCAGCAAGAGTTTTCAAAAGCAACTGAAAATGCAACAAAATGGGAACAAGAATACAATGCCATGAAAAACAAGGTGAGTCATATGGACACCTTGACTAATCAATATAATGATCTAAGAAATCAGTTTGTTGATAAGAATAGAGATATTGATAGACTCAATTCTCTAGTAGAATCTATGAAACAACAACTAGAAACAGCCAACAATGAACTAACGAGTGTTAAGAATGAGTTACAAGCAAAAGATAAGCAACTCATTAAGTTAACACCTCAGCCCAAAAAACAGCCGTCTAAAAAGAACATAAATACAAAGATTATAGAAATGCCCTTTGTGGAACAGGAAGATAAGACAGACGACTTTTAATGACCAACACAGTAATTGCTCTAAAGAAATCATCTATTCCAGGATCTTCACCGGCTGATCTAGCTAATGGTGAAATTGCTATTAACTATGCCGATGGTCTTATTTACTATAAGGACATTAACGGCAACATTCAGTCTATCTCTGGTGGTGAAGGTGGTTTCAACTTCGGAACCATCAATGCAGCCGGCACACTGGTAATTGCAGATATCCCAAATGATATTCTTACCTTTAATCAAGGACAGAATATTGAGATTACTAGTTCGGCACTCACAGATGCAATTACAATCTCTGCAAATCTGACACCTGCTATTGATCTTGCTTCGGCAGCATTTGATAGCACTAACACCACTCTTACTTTAACACAAGCAGCATTTGATCGTGCTAATCTTTCAAATGATGTTCTCTATGTGGCGGCCGCCTATGATAATGCCAATGCTGCATTCGATAAAGCGAATGCTGCAAATGTTCTGGCGTATGATACAGGAATAGGCGCTAATGCTTACTCCGGATATCTTTTTGAATTAGCAAATAATAGAATTACAGATACGGGTGCTGGTGCTAATGCTTATGTCATTACAGTTGCCGCAGCCGGTAATAACTATACGATTGCTGTTGGTGTTGCAGGTAATAATTACACCGATGCCGTTGGTGCTGCTGGTAATGCATATACTGTTGCTGTTGGTGTTGCAGGTAATAACTGGGCTAACACAATCGGCGCAAGATCATATACATGGTCCAATACAGTTGGATCATCTGCCAATGCTTATGCATTATCAGTAGCTACACAAGTCGGACAAGCCGGTAACGCTTATGCTTTATCAACAGCTACATCGGTTGGATCATCAGGTAACTCTTA